TACGGTAAGATATATCCTTATCCATACGAAACAAGTTATTCAGAACTTGAATTTGATGATGTAGGTGTGTCTGACAAAGTATTATGCTTGGGAGTTGAACTAAAAGAATAATATGCCGTACTACATAAAACGAACAAAGGCTAAGAAGAAAGACAAGCCTTTACCTCTGTTTGATAAAGCGGGGGTAACAGTGAAAAAGAAGCCGGATTTGAAAGCTAAGCTCGACAAAGAGTTTTCCCTTTTTATCCGGCTTCGTGATGCAATGCCAAACGGGTATTTTAGATGTATCTCGTGCGGGCAAATAAAGCCCTTTGAACAAGCTGATTGTGGCCACTATTTCAGTCGTACACATTTGGCGACCCGTTTTGATGAAAACAATTGTCATGCCGAATGCCGACACTGCAATAGATTCAAAGCCGACCATTTAGAAGAGTATCGGGTGAATCTGATTGATAAAATCGGACAACAGAAATTTGCTTTACTAAAAGTGAAAGCTGCTGGTACTACTAAAATGACTGATTTTGAGTACGAACAATTAATCAAGTATTACAAAGCACTTAATAAGAAGTTACGAAAGGAGAAAGGGCTATGAGTTATGTATTACGAGATTACCAACAGAAAGCCTCTGATGCTGCCGTTTCTTTCTTCAATAACAAGGCGAAGAAAACAAATGCTATCATGGTATTGCCTACAGGAAGCGGCAAATTAATTATCTTTTTGTTTGTCTTTTTTATTTTTCTCAAAAATTTCAGCAATGACTTTCTGAACATTTTTTGTGGATGAATAATTTTGGTATATTTGGTATGCTGAAAGTAATATGGTGATAATTAATGCAATAATTGATAAATTAAAGCTGATTTCTGATTTGTTAAGATATTTGTTTACTAGCTGGTTTTTACTATCTAATTCATCTGTAATTCTTATAATGTCTGATTGAATCCTTGCATAATTAGAATCAGTTTTTAGTCTTATATTTTCAAAACTATATTTCTGACTCATTTCTAATTTGTCAAATGGGTTTGTTTCTTCATTTTCTTTAATTATCGTTTTTAGATTGCATAAATACAAAGAATCAGTTTTGAAATTACTATTTGTATAATAATCAGATAGTATGTCTTGCAGAACGAAAGATAAAGAAGTGTTTTCTGTGTAATTTTTAGCAGTAAACTCATCCTTATTAGAAAAAAATGGCTTTTTTTCCAATAATCTAGCATCGTATATGTGTTTGATATTATTAATGCTTGCACCATTTTTTACAGCTTGTATAATTAATTTCTTTGAATTGTCTTTATTGAAATATTTTTCATCTGTAGGTTCGACTATAACAATAATTGCAAGAGCGATAGCAGATAGTAATGCTGTAAGAATAGATATATACGAGAAAATATTGGTGAACGTACTTCTTTTAGAGTTTTCTTCTATCATTGACTTTATGGCCATATCTAAGAATTCAGAATCGAATGACATAGTTTAATAGTAATTTTTTAATGATATATTTTATGTGTTTTGGATTGGGGCGTTGTGAAACGCTCTCTTTCTTTTATTCTTTGATTTTGAGTTCAAGGAGGGTACCACAATTAGGACATATAAGAGAATTTCCCGTTTGTTGTACTTCATTTGGTGATGCGAAAAGTTGCCACATAGGTACATTTAGGGCATTAGCAATTTTTTCAAGAGTTTCTTGTGATGGATTACCTGCTAGTGTTTTTACTACAGAAATTCTTGTAACACCTAATTTGTCAGCCAATTCTTGTTGGGTTATACCTTTCTCTTTTAAAATTTCTTTTATTCTGTTCATAATCATGTATTTTAATTGTTGCAAATATACTCTTTTATAATAATGTGTATAGCTATGCTTATACTAATTAGTGTTAAATGAATAATTACATATATTCTTTTTCTTTGAAATGAATAATTAAGATTATACATTTGCATCATCAAAGTACAACAGAGTAGTAATAACACATAAAATATAAGAGTATGAGCACAAAATTTAGAAGTCAGATGAAAGAGGTTATGCAAATGGCATGGTCGTTCGTTCGCAAGAACGGTTATTCAATGAGCGATGCGTTGAAATGCGCATGGGCTAATTTGAAGCTGAAAGCGGCTTTGAAAGTGAAGATAGTAGAGTTCTACTTCAAAAAGACCGATGGTACGTTACGTCAAGCCTTTGGCACTCTCAAAGAGAATCTAATCGGTGAGATAAAGGGTACAGGCAGAAAGCCGAATGATAATCTGCAAGTGTACTGGGACACTGAAAAAGAAGAGTATAGATGTTTCAAGAAGTGCAACCTTATAAAGATAGCGTAATTATGAGAAAAGACCCTTATGGCAATTATATAACTTGCTTAACAGGTAAGCAGTTCTGCCAATTAAGACGTATATCTGAAAAGATGCAACCATATCTACCATTTACAGAAGTGGCATTTCTTGAGCTGGTAAAAATAGCTTCTGCAATAATATTTAATAAAGGGTTTAACAACTCTGATTTATCGGTACGAAACGGATTGGTGCGTTTTAAAAACAAATTCTACATGAATGGCTTAAAGATAAATACACATTGTTTGACAGATGAACAATACGAATATTTATGGCAATTTGATACGCCACGTATGGACGATTTCATGACAAAGTATAAACCAATAGAACGTGATATTTTTGTAATGACATTCAGAGCTTGTAAACGCTATATGATTACAGGCATGACTAAAGAATCAGAAGATACGCTAATTGAAAGGCTTATTTCAATATCAAATCTTATGAGATAACACGATTATCCAAAGGCAGTCTTTGCACGACTTTAAAGGCTGCCTTTATTATTCACTCTTAAATGAAATAAGTATGGACGAAATTTGGAAAGACATTGAAGGGTATGAAGGATTGTACCAAGTATCGAATTTAGGTAGGGTAAAGTCTTTAGAAAGATATAGAAAAGGTAAACGTGGGGCATTAACATTTTGCAGAGAAAGAATACTGATAGATAGAGTTGGCAAAAATGGGTATTCTCAAATCTGCCTTTGTAAAAACAACATAAAGAAACTACTTCTCGTACACCGTTTGGTTGCGAAAGCTCACGTGCCAAATGACAGTAGTTTGCCATGTGTTGACCATATAAATGGTATTCGTACCGATAACAAAGCAATTAACTTGCGATGGTGTACAACAAAAGAAAATTTGAATTTTGATTTGGCACGTAAAAACATATCGCAATCAAATAGGGCAAGCGAAAAATGTAAAAAACATATAAAGTCATTACATAAGTCTTGTTGTAAAGAAATAGTAATAGTGTTTTCTGATGGCTCTATAAAAGAGTACAAATCGGCAAAGGCTGCCGAAAAAGATGGGTTTAATCATTCGCTTATAGCCGCTTGTTGTAGAGGCAAGCAAAAAACAACACGTGGTTGTAAGTGCTATTATAAAACTGATTATTATGGCAATAATACTTAGGGATTATCAAAAGGCTGCCTCTGATAAAGCGGTAGCCTTTTTCAAAGACAAGAATAAGAAAAGTAACGGTGTTATGGTACTGCCAACAGGGGCGGGTAAATCAATAGTAATTGCGGATATAGCACATAGACTAAATGACTATGTGCTTATTTTTTGTCCATCACGTGAAATTGTCGAACAGAACTTCAAGAAACTTTGTTCTTACGGGATTCTCGATTGTAGCATTTATTCCGCCTCCTTCAATTCAAAAGAGATAAGCCGGATAACATTCGCAACCATCGGTAGCGTGAAAAGCCATCCGGAACTTTTTGCCCACTTCAAGAATATCATCGTGGACGAGTGTCACCTTGTGAATCCGATAGAGGGAATGTACAAGGATTTCTTCGATGCTGTGAAGTGCAAGGTTCTTGGATTAACGGCAACGCCATATCGTTTGAGTTCCAGCCGTGACTTCGGCTCTATGCTAAAATTCATAACCCGGACAAAGCCCCATGTGTTTTCAGAGGTCATTTATCATGTACAGGTATCGACCTTGCTTGATATGGGCTATCTCTCAAAGGTGAACTACTATCCGATGAATCCTACCGGATGGAACGAACTCAATTTGAAGATAAACACTACCGGAGCCGACTATACCGATAAGTCAGTCCAAAAGGAATATGAACGGATAGACTTTTATAGTTACATCGTTCATATCGTCCAAAGGCTGATGAATCCGAAAGCAGGAGGCAAGAGGAAGGGTATTTTGGTATTTACCCGGTTTTTGAAAGAAGCGGAACGATTGACGATGTCCATACCCGGATGTGTCATTGTTTCCGGTGATACTCCAAAGAAGGAACGTGAAAGAATACTCGAAATGTTCAAGGTCGGGGAAATACCTGTAGTAGCCAATGTTGGTGTACTTACTACCGGCTTTGATTACCCAGAACTTGACACAGTTGTTATGGCCAGACCTACCATGTCGCTTGCGATGTATTACCAGATTGTAGGCCGTTGCATCCGTCCATACAAAGGAAAGACGGCGTGGTTTGTGGATTTATGCGGTAACATCAACCGTTTCGGTGAAGTTTCCGATTTGCATTTGAAAGATACTGGAAATGGCAAGTGGGCGGTATTCTCGAAAGGACGACAATTGACAAATGTAAGATTTTAGGATATGGCAAGGAAAAGTGACCGTCCGGTTATCAGACCGGACACCTGTTCGAAATGTTGTCACGGGACACCGGTTCCGGTAATGAAAGGCAATCCCAAAGTGGTTTATTGCAATTTTTTCAACAAACGTTTTGTTGCGGATAGCAAACGAAATTGTGATTATGCGATTTGATTATGGAATATTACATACCTATTAGCAGGCGACTATTTGAGCACCAATTGTGGTGCGAAGAGCGCATATATTCGAGGTTTGAAGCATGGCTTGATTTGATTCAGAGCGCACGATTTGAAGACACGAAACAACTTATCGGCAATAGGTTTATAGAGGTTAAGAGGGGCCAGATTCTTGCTTCATTGCGGTTTTTAGCTGGTCGTTGGCAGTGGTCTACAAAGAAGGTAAATTCATTCTTGGATCTACTGATACAGGACAAAATGATAATAAAGGAAACACCAAAGGAAACAGGACAAACCGTTATAACTATCTGTAATTACGATAAATACAATTCGCAAATCATACAAGAGGAAACGGAAAAGAAACAGCAAGGAAACACTAAGGAAACACCTCGGAAACAGCAAGGAAACAAAGTTAATAAAGATAAGAAAGAAAATAATATAGGAGATTCTGACGAATCTCTTGTATGTGGGACTTCGCAGCCCCACGCCGAACATATCGACTACTCCGAACTTGTCAAATTCTTCAATGAGGAAACAAAAGGTGTATTTGGTACGGTCAGGACTCCGCTTTCTGATAGCCGTAAAGGGATGATTAACGCACGTATAAAATCTTACGGCAAAAAGACGTTTGCCGGCATGATTCGTAAGGCATACCAAAGCGATTTCCTGAAAGGGCAGAACAAAAAAGGCTGGACAGCATCTTTCGATTGGCTTATCAAACCAACGAATTTCGAGAAAGTAATATCAGGCAATTATGACAACAAAAATAGGGCAAATACTCAACAATGCAACCGTGATCCAAACGAGTTCCTTCGAAATATCGCAGAGGGAATCGCCCGAGCCGATTTCGAGGAATCCAAACGGTGAGTGCAGCGTAAGTCTCTATACCGGGGATTTAGCTGAGCCACGAGAAATAGCCGTATCTATCAGCAGATTGATGACCGCATTCCCGAAAATGGGAGATCCGTTCTTCAATTTGTTAGCGGAAAGGGTAAGGGCGAATAAGTTCACCACAAAACGGCTTAATGACGCTATCAACCATCTTATTGACAATTTCAACTACAAGGAGCTTAACATAGCGGATATCATCAAGTTTGACAAGAGAGCCAAGCTATACTCTTACAACGACGTATGCAAGATGGTGTCCAAGGGAGAGGCGACGTTCTCTGACTTTGCCGTTAAAGAGATCAATGGGACACATTACAGGGTAAAGAAAACTGATATAGAGTAACATGGAAATAACAGAGAGATTGAGAAACACTCCTACCGGTTTGATCGTGTTTGTAGGAGACATGAAAATTATCGTGGAAAAGTACAGGCCGTACTACAACGGGCAGAACAAGATCCCGTGCAGGGGATGCGTTTTCCGGGACGAGGGAGCGAGATTTTGCGAGTACAGCAAGGCTTGCATGGCCCATCTGAGGCCGGATCATGAGTCGGTGGTGTTCGCTAAAACAAGTAATGTTTAATCATTCATCATAGTTGAAAACTGCATTCAGGTATGATGAGAGTAATAAAAATAATTACAGCAATGGAAAAAGAAACTATAAAGAACAAAGTATTTGAGATCATAAAGAGTAGACTTTTTTACAAAGATACGCCACTTAC